GCTCTTCTTACCTACAGAGTAACACAGACTAACTAAAACTGATTACTTTTAATACTGAAGACAGATGCACGTACTCCCGCACAGACTAGTTCAAACGCTCCCGGCCAGCCATTTAAGGCTCGTCCTACACATAACACAACCCAACTGATCATCGGTCGACTCTAGATACCATAATGGTCGAGCAAACCTCAAATAGTTGTTTTAGCGTTTTGGCGCAGCAAGGGAATCGAAAAACATGAACAAGTCCACACCTCTTTCCGATGCATTTGAAATTAATATATGCGCAGGGGCGCCGAAGCGCTATCGCGACCTGCGAAGGCGTCTACACTTTCGTAGTAGACCACGCTCTGCACTCTTAATCTATGCAGAAATAGATGGTGTCTTAACCAAGCAGGTGTGTTTCCGAACCCTCGTCACAGACTCAAAAGTTCGTGGGCGCTCTAATTAAAGATGGCCCTAATGGTACACCAACCAACATGCAAATATATACAACAATAAAATATAAAATAAGCACGGATAACACACACAAAGCACTATATACAATACTGGCCTCGCACACATTACACAACTGTCCAGTCAGAAACTGCAGCTGTCAGATCGCCTACGTCCACTAGGTTCGGTCTGAGCGCCTCCTTCTCTGCTGCAACAAACGCAACTAACGCCTGCGCCGCCATACTCTTGATGCCTCGCTCGGAAAAAGCCATTACACCGCCCCCATTTTCAAGTGGGAGGGTCAAGTAGACTCCATTCCAGTTCTTATTAACGAAGACACTGAGTTCTTTGGCGCTAAGCGACGAAAGCTGGGGTACCGCCCACGCGGCGAACGCGCAGAGACGCGATGGGGTCAACGGAGTGCGTGAAAGCACATTGTAGACCTTCTCAATGTCCTCTGTCGATTTCGCCGTCGGGGGAAGCATTCCCAGGAACGTGTTGACACTTTGCCCGTAGATCGTGCCAAAAGGGCGGCAAGCCGCACAATTGCACTCAGGACGGACTAGGTTGTACAGCAGGTGGCTGAGTCTAGCTTTGCAAGAATAGTCATTCAAAAGCTTAAAATCAGCAATTGGGGAACTCATCTCTAAACCAGCAGATACGAAAGCAGCCCACCTCAACAAATGATCAATGACCTTCTCTCTACGGTGACCCTTCAGCTTTAGAATCTTCTCCAGAGCAATACACACAAGTAGCACCAATGTCCTCACAAACACAGCAGTCCAAGCACTTAAAGCACTCAACCCACAACGTATTATGCACACACACAGCACTCAAACGCTTATCGCTCTCACACTTAGGACAATACTGCACTCGACTAACCTTATGTTCACAAAATAACACAATACTCATACAATCAAAACAATTACACGGATAAAATGAATCAAGGTGAATCGGGCACACAGACATTCAAAGTACATTCAACACTGAATTACTTTAAAACAAACATAGCAATATTATTATTGCACATGCAGATCAAACTGACGCTCCAGCAACGACACACGCTCCAAAAGTTCAGTCACGGCGCCTGAGACAGGCGAAAAAGTCACTGGGAACAATGACAGAGAGTTTTGCACTGCAGTCGTAAGTCTACGACCATGACTGCTAGCAACATAAGTGATAAAAGACATAGTGATAAAGTCCTCATAGACATAATATCGACAAGCCTGATACTCCTTAGTCACACCTGTGTTCAACCAAAACTGTCGCTCCCAAAGAGATGTTGCTCCAATCAACGGCGACCCATAAACTGTACGCTCCACCAACGGGTTATACCCATGTGGTGTAGAGTCAATATGTGTCTCGAAGATAGGCGACTCATTCGTCCAACCATTCACCGTAACTGTCCTTGGCGTTCCAACTATGATACCTCCAGTATCACTAGTCATAGCTGACGTCCGCGTTGCCGCGGCATCAGCAGATGGTAACCACTCACCACCAGAGCCAGCCATGATTGATCCTGCATGATTCACTGGGATAACTGGGTAAACTGACGTACCAACAGAAGGCAACAGATCATACTCACGAAACTCAAGGTCCGTGGACGAAACTGACACAACAACAGGAATGCTGTTAGTATCAGCTGCTGAAATAACCAACGGCTGGAACACAATAACATAGAACATACCAGTGATCTCTGACATTTGATGTATAGGTTTAGTTGAAATAAATGGACACTCAATGGAATACTCCTGAGTGTTCTCCGGGTTCATGATTACATGGTGCTCCAAGAATCGAGCCTCAGCCGCCGACGGTGGCTGGCTCAACTGTGTAGCACCAGGCACAAACACTGCAATAAGCTTGAACTGAATCAAGATAGTTTTAGTGAACATGAATTGGAACACAAAATTTCCCTTCCAATACCGATACAATCGTGACAAGTAATCAATACGAGTCGTCCCATCAGCTGTCAAGTTACGAGGCCCAACCTGTGATTTGTACACCACTGTACCCACAGTTGTAGCTGGAGTAATGGTGAAAGTTCGCAATTGCACTGGATCGCGCAACAGCTTACTCACCGTTCCAGCAGACGTCGCCTGCATACTCGACATGGTAATGGGACCACCTGCATTTGACTGCTTCAATGGGACTCCGGTCTCAACGATATTGGCGCTTGGATTAACGCCCTTCTCGCTAACTTTCGCAGCCTCCATAAAGGGGTCTGATTCGACATCACAAGCCTTAGAGCTCGCATCACCGATCAGATGTCTCGCCAGAGATAACATACCTGCCATGCTTGATAAAAGTTAAAACAAATAATAACACGAATATTTACACAAAATACGCAAATTAAAATAAAAACCGCTAATTAAATAAGAATAAGCACAATTCTAATTTAAAACACAGATTTGTGTGTTTAGCACACTACATACACATAGCCTCAGCCACGTCCATCAGCGCACGCCCAAACATATTTCGCCCTCCGTTACTGGATGACCAGAACGAATCACGACCTATAATGGGATGTCGGTACTGCACTCCACGGCGCAGCGCTCCACGAAAAGCGGGATCGACCTCATACCTGAGTCTCAACAAGTTGACCATAACTCGATACTTGAGAGTGTCACCCCAACCAGCAGCACGTTGCACGTCCGCTGTCACTTTTCTGGCCGCTGCCTTCGCCTGAATGCCAGTCATCCGACCTCGAAGTCGATCACACGTCTTCATGTCCTTGCAGAACAGAGCTTTGGAATATTGATATCCCTGCTCCACAGAGAACATGGGTTCACCCTGAACCTTGAACTCACACTCAGTGAAATTCGACAAAACATGTGGCCACTTCACCTCCTCCAACACCGTCCCACGGTAATTGGCCAAGAAGGCGTCGTACACAGCAGATGCATCAATCTCATCCATCACCTGTTGCGCGCGAAAATGGGGCGCCTCACGTAGCTTTCGCCAAAGTTCCATAACATAGTCATATCCATACATACAAGCCTCCGAAAGGCAATTACGCACTGTACACACCAAATCACAGTTCTTCGCACCCTTGTGCTGCCAGTTGACAATCTCCTGAATCTTCTCTCTATCTAGAGCACCAAGAAACACAGTTGCCGGAATATCTGGATTGATACCCCGGAAAAAGTGTCTTCTCAAGTACACTACATCTTCAAGAGGTTGCCAACCAATAGCCGCCTCGACAGATTTGTCCGTCACTGCGCAATCCATCTTCATCCCGAACGTAGCTGCCTGGTGGGCAACCAGCTCTGGTGTGAAGATCTCTTCCTCAGGAATACCCTTCTTCACGGTGTAGATATAATCATCACCGTAGCAATCCTGTAAGAGCTTGTCAAAAACACCACGAAGGGAACCAAATGTTAAGTACCAACAGTACAACAACACAAGATTATTCGCAATGCAATTGAGCAGAGTTGTCTCAGCACACCCCGAAGGGTTGCCTTGCAGCCGCTGAAACAATTCCCCATGCGCATGCTCATAACAAGATGAAATCTCGTAAAATGAGCACATGACGTACTTCCTGTCCTCCTCTGGATAAAAGGATGCAATGATCTTACCTACTGCATTCACAAACTCCAATGGTATTGTCGCATCATAACCCGAATAGTCATACGCCCCAAATTTGTCGTTGAACATCAACAATTTCTTCGCTAACCGATCCCACTCAAGCGTTTGAGCGGCGATCCCGTAAGAGTGCCAAAACCTCGCATTGGCCCACTGCGCGTGAAAATAACCAACCGCCCTGCGGTCGTTTATCACTTTGTGAAACGGACCAGCCGAAAACAAACGGGTCTTACCCTGATTCACACGCTCTGTCTCTCTACGCTCCACTTTCAAGTTAGCCGAATAAACTGCTGAGCCCAACTGCTCCTCGTTCCACTGTTTCCATTGCTCATCAACTCGCTTCCGCAATTCTCCAATAGGACGAGGACACTGGCGTCCTCCAAACGTGTCCAACTCCACAAGTTGGGCCTTCTTCAAGCCCATCGACACATAAGGATACCCAGCCGACGTAGTCAAATCAATCTGCGCAAGTTCCAAACCTTCGCGTATATGACCTGACAACGCCTCTTCCTCATCCAAGATCCTACATGGACCAACCACTTCCTTGAGTTTCCTCACATACGTGTTGACCACGGCGTCCAACGCCTTCATGTCCACTGGCACAGGCTTACAATCCTTCTTCTTGAAAGCCTTCATCTCCGCTTCAGCTGTTAACTTAGTCGGCAATGTTACGGGGTCTTGAACCACCCCCGCAAAACAGGATGGGATGATGTTATTCCTCCCACGCTGCGCCAGTGTTGGTGCGTCATGCTCGACACGTCCCTCCCGGAAGAGAAACTCCAATCCATACAAATCGAGCAAACTCTGCTGACCCTCATCTGCGTGACACACTGCTCCCGAATGGCTTTCCGGGGCAGCGTGGCGCAAATTCACATCATCAAAGGACGAGAAGTACGAATACTTCTTATCCGCACCAATGTACATGCCCACAGGCACATACACACAATTGTCACGTCGTCGTCCAAACAACACACGACCGCAATCACCCGCCTCATACGCGTCAACCAGCTTTGCAGCTATGACCGTATTGGTGACTGCCTCACCACGATACCGAAACATCACACGCTGTACACCCACAACATTGACATTTATCGTGACCATTCCACTGGTGTCAAAACAAGTAAACGACTCACAAGCCTCGGGTTTCACCCCAATGCCCGTATGAGCCCGCGCTGGCATATTCTCTATCTCCAGCGCCACCAAATCCTTGTCCTGCCACACTACTATCTTCTCCTTAGGCACTACACACTCCTTCGCAAAGGCAGGGCGAATAAAGCTGAACTTAATCGGCTTGTCTTCCGCCCAAACTCTCTGATAGTGCCGTGGTACCAACACCGTATGGCCACCAACCGAGTACGCATACCCGGCGGTTCCATCCGCAAATTGGATACCCATCAAATTCTGCATCAACTTCATCAAACGAGGGTTCAACGAATGATTTTTCGCACCTCCAGATTGGTCTGGGTTAAAGTCTCCACCATTGGAGCCTGCACCCTTTCCTTTCTTAGGTTTTGCGAAACCCTCATCATCAATGTCAATGTTGAACTGATACGCATACGCCTCCGAAAACCTGTGCCTGCCTTGCCTAGATTGCTCGATTAGCTCCTCCAATGAGATGTCCTCAGCATGGAGAGCACGTCCAGTTAGCCACTTATGCAACGCTGTCAAACCACTTTTGACCAGTTTTGCAACTCCAACTAGGCCAACGACCAAGCCAATAAAGACCGCCCACTGCTTCCAGCAACTCGTCTTTGGCTCCTCAGCAACCTCCGCAAGCCGATCTAGGACCTCACGTCGCATGATCGCTTCCGTCTTCTTCCGCTCCTGCTTCCGTCTTCGCATCAAATATGATAAACCAGCTCCATCTGAGTACCACGTTGACTCAAACTCGGGCAACGGCATCTCATTCAACTCCGCTCGCTTCCACAACCGTTGTGGCTGCTCGACCGTCGCACACATCTCTGGCACACCTTGCAGAGGAGTACTTGGCGGCGCAGCCGTCTCATACCCACACTCATCCTCAGTATCCGTCACCTCAGTCACAGTTCCATCAGACTCGTCCTCGCTGTCGGCTCCACCACTGTGGAACACAGCCGTTGAGAACTTACCAGAAAAAGCTTGCTTCGCCCTGATCTGGTCCTGCATCACCTCCAAGATGTCATTTGGAGTGACCACCCTACATTTCCTCAAAATCTCGGGTGTCAACGTCTCATTACTCACATCCTTCATCTCCTCTTTCGTGAAAGTTTCACCTACATCACGAACCATGAAGAACTCCAAGTGAGTAAACTGCACATGATCCAACGCCATCAACTCACCGTTCGCATCACGCCTACGTCTAACAAAGATCCACGGGGATATACGTCTAGCCATCGCCTTATAATCCCCATTACCAAAGTTAGGAAAAAGCTGATTTGAACACGCGATAAGAATATTCGCCGTAAACGGCGTACGCTTATCGTGAATCTCTGCTTGCGGCGGAAAGAAAGCACCATCACCACACGCAATGTGCCACTCTGATTCTTCTGCCGCCGCCGCTGTCTTCTCCGTCACAGTCCCTTTGTCATCAAATATCACCGCCTGCACATCGTCACCAAATCCTTGCCAAAACTTATTGGCACTCGATGTCGGTTGCCGGTAGTAGATATACTGATACAACTGTTGTTCTGTCACTTCTGGGTACTTGTCCTTAATCAATCTCGCTGCCAACTGCGTCGCAAAACTCGATTTTCCAGTGCCTGCAGCACCACACAAATAGGCCTTAGCTGGTTCTCGCCGCTTAAACGCAATCCTATGGGACCGCGCATATTCGCGCACCTCAACCAGCTTCGCCAAATGCTGCTGCACAACCACTGAACAATTCGGTCTTCCACTCAGTATACCACCAAGCACAATGTACTCATCAAGCTTCAAAAACAATGGGTTCGACGCTAGTGACGTCGCGTAACCGTTATACACACCGATAATCTCCGAGGCATACTGAATGAACTCACGCTCACCCGGTTGCCCGTCGGCATGCTTACGCATAAACGCCGCCACAGAATCCGCCCACGGTTTCTGGAACCACTCAAAGAACTTTGCCACCGCTCGCAACACACCCGCAAGGGCCTCACGCAAGAAGGTCTCCACAGAGCCACCAACAGCCTTTTTAAAGCTAAATAGTGAATCCACGAAGTTCAACTTGGAAATGAAGTCCTTCGGCACCCAACCAAGACAACAAAATGACACCACTGCCCCCAGGACAGTTGCCACCGTTGAAGTCGAGACATGCAACACGGCCTCCTCTTGGTCTTGCACTACAGTCCGCATCAAAAACTCACGCAACGTCCGCGCTCCACGCGGAATCGCCTTGATCAGCTGCCACATGGTCTCCACCATGAGGAACTTATCACCTGAATACTTTGCCAACTTGTACAAGGGAAACACAAGATCCTTGATCAACTTCATCGCTTCAACGATACGCCGTACAACGCTTTCTGGCATGCCAGTCTCCTTCAACAAGGAACCAGCCATGCCCAGTAATGAATCCATAACCTTATCAAGAGGGTTCTCCACCTCAACAAGTTTATTCTTCACAGTACGTATGCCCTCACGGGCCGCTCTTCTAGCTGACTTCTTCAGCTGGACCCGCACCTCGGGGTCCTTTAGAGCCTGCTTCGCAACTTCTATAGCCGCCATCGCAGCGTTCTTACCGGCCTCCACGCTCAGCGCTTGCACACGCGCCTCCACGCGGGGGTCCTCCAACACTTTGTTCACCAACTTCTCAGACGCATCCTCCAAAGCCTCCGACACATCGGTCGACTTCACCACCTCACGAACTTTTGCCGCAAGAAAACTAGCCATTTAAATGACACTTAGGAAAAAACAAATTGGTTCAAATGCTCTAAAAACACCACACACGTTATAAAACGCGAAAATTCA